CCTGTCCGAAACGGCGGCTGGGAGGGCCAAGCTCGCTGAGAAGTGGGGAGAGGCCTACGGCGAGGACTTCCCGGCGCTGGTCAAGGAACTCCAGCAATCCACGATGGAACGCCGCGGGCCGCTGGTCGATTCACTCCTCTACGGGGAGCTCAGCGACATCCGTCCCTCCTCCCGTTTCGAGATGCCTCAGCTCTACAACGAGCATCCCAACGGACGCTTTATGTGGCAGCTTAAGCAATTCATGCTGACCCAAGCGGATGTGCTTCGTCGCGACGCTTATGACAACATCCGGACAGGAGAGCCGGCGAAGGTAGCGAAGGGACTGAAGAACCTGACGCTCTACGCGGCGGCCCTAGCGACTGCTACGATCCCGGCTGATGCGATCAAGGATTGGATATCCGGCCGCCCGTTCGACTTCAAGAAGATCGACTACGTCGAGAACATGGCGAGGAACTTTGGCCTGAGCCGGTACTCCCTTGACAAGGTGCAGCGCAGCAGCAATCCCGCAAAGGCTACCCTGGACGTAGCAAAGGACATGGTCAAGCCGCCGATCGTGAGCGTCGGAGATCGCCTGGCAACCGGATTCAACGAACCGAAGAAACTTGCACCCATGGTCCCCCTGGTCGGTCGTCCGGTCTACGATCGTTACCTCGGTGGCAACGAGGCTGCGAAGATCGCGGACATGAAAGCAGCGAAACTTCGTATCCGAAGCGAAGCTGAGGCTCGTGACCCAGGACTTAAGGCCGCGCGGCTGCTCCGTGAACGCGAGCGCAGAGATCGGGCGCTTCGAGCGGCAAGGGAGTTGAGATGATGCGCGCGCGTTATTGGATCATAACCCACGCGGAGAATCTATCATGACTGGACGCGCCGACTACCTCGCCCTGGGCGACTACAATGCTGTATGTTACGAGTGTGGACGTAAGTTTAAGGCCAGTGAGCTTAAAAAACATTGGCAGGGTTACTATGTATGTCCGGCCCACTTCGAGGCCCGACAGCCCCAGGACTTCGTTCGCAACATCCCTGACGTGCAGACGCCGCCGTGGGCACAGCCAATGCCCGCAGATACCTTTCGCATTACCGAGCCGTTAAGCGTGGAGAGTGCTGCAGATGACTCAGTGATCCTCTACGCCCTTGCTACTGAAACAGGCTATCCTTTACAAACGGAGACTTAAATGATCAAGATTTCAGAATTGCCGGCGGCTAGTGCGCTCGGCGGGACAGAGGTTGTGGCGGGGGTACAAGGTGGCGTGACGGCAAAGATACTAATATCGGCCATTGGAACCTATGTACGCGGACTCTTTACAACAACCCCTGCGACTATCGCAGAAGGAGGCACCGGAGCAGCGAGTGCCGGGGCAGCGCGTACCGCTCTGGGCCTTGCAATCGGGTCTGACGTACAGGCATACGATGCAGATATCCCGACGTCGGCGGCCTCGCAGGTGGAAATGGAAACAGGTACTGAGGCGGCCTTGCGGAGTATGTCTCCGTTGAGGGTTGCGCAAGCAATCGCTGCGCTGACTCCTGCCGTAGCTACTGTACCAACTGGTGTTAGCTATCCGTACTTTGGCACGACTGCCCCCACGGGGTACGTCATGGCCTCGGGCCGTACTATCGGTAGCGCCGCCTCTGGTGGAACCGAGCGTGCCAATGCAGACACGGAAGACCTATACGTTCTTCTGTGGGACTCCATGACAAACACTGAGGCACCTGTCTCAGGTGGTCGAGGGGCAAGTGCTGCTGCTGACTTCGCCGCAAACAAGACGCTGCAACTACCGGATTTCCGCGATAGATCATTCCTCGGCAAGGGTGACATGGGTGGCAGTTCCGCCGCACGTGTTACGTCTGCGGTTACTGGTCTTAACACCGCAACACTAGGCGCTGGTGGTGGAGTACAGGCACATACCTTAACTGCGGCGGAAAGTGGCTTACCAAGTCATGCACATACGGTTGCGGCTAGTGCTGGTGGTGGTGGTGCTACTCCTTGTATCTCTGCTAATATAGATGTGAATATAGCACCTACCGCTTTTGCATCAAGTTCCGTTGGCGGGTCAGGGGCGTCAAGTGCCCACATCAATTTGCATCCAGTGCTTGTCACAAACGTAATCATCAAACTCTAAGGAAGAACCATGGACACGCAACCTACTCACGGTGCAGTGCTGGAGACTCTGCGTGCAGCGCCGCCAGCGATGCCCATACCAACGTCCAGCCTACTCTGATCCTCAACAAGATCATCAAGCTATAGTTGGTAAGTTAACGCTGCATCCGTAATAATAAAAAGGAGACTCAAATGCCGGAGAAAGATCCAGCTACTTATTCCTTACTCACCTATGCCTGGGTAACGGGGCTTGCAATTCTTGGGGGCATCGTGAACTTTATGCGAAAACTGAAGGAAGGCGCGGTTAGAAAGTTTAACGTGACCGAGCTGGTAGGAGAGTTAATCACCAGCGGCTTTGTCGGAGTGCTTACTTTCTGGCTGTGCGAGTGGGCGAATACGGACAAGCTGCTCAGTGCCTTTTTCATCGGAGTGAGTGGGCACATGGGCAGTCGCGCGATCTTTCTGTTCGAGCGTTGGGCCGAGGCGAAGTTTCACAGAAAGGAACTCGAGTAATGCAAGAAACTCTGTCACAAGTTCAGCGACAGTTTGCTCGCCTCCTGCCTCGACTGCTCGACTACATTCATGAGTGCGGCTACGAGTGCACGCTGGGCGACGCCTTCCGCGACGAGCGGGTTCATGGAGTGTTCGGCGTCAAGCGTGGCTACGGACATCCGAAGTCGGGCCATAAGCGGCGATTGGCGCAAGACCTTAATCTGTTCCTGAATGGCGAGTATCTCGAGGGGACCGATGCTCACCGCAAGTTCGGTGAGTGGTGGAAACAGCAGCACCCTCGCGCAAGATGGGGCGGAGACTTCAACGATGGGAACCACTACAGTTTCGAATTCGAGGGGGTGAAATGATTCGGTTTAAGGAAGGCTATCGTTACCAGACAACGAAAGACGCGCAATGGCAGACTAATATTTTTCCGTCTGCGACCATTGTGTGTAAGTATTATTCACTGAGCGCCCAGGGTTTGCTGCGGATTAACGAAGGCTTTGCCTGGGACGGAGCAACATCCTGTCCCGAGTGGCTGGTTCCGCCTGACTGTTCCGGCCCTCATGACGCATTGTGCCAGCTGCTGCGTACAGGCCAGTTGAACTATGTTGCTTATTCTTCCTGGGTTCACGGGCTCTTGCGAGATATGGTGGCAGTACGCAGAGGAAAATCCGCCGCTTGGCTTGTGTATAAGGCTGTTACACTAGCTCGCGGCGGGCACCCTGACAACGCAGAGGACAACCCAGAGCAGACAGATGGTTTGTAGGCTACTCGTTCCAGTAAATTTCCAATAGATCTAGATATTCTGCGTGTCTCCAGGGTTTCATGCAGAAAATATCGCACATATATTCGTAGTGACGAAGCATGGTAGCGATCACTGCGAGTTCACTTGGGGTCAAGGGATTTCTCCAGTCGTTTAGGTATGCAGTTAGCGAGGCTCTGGCAAGCGTAGCCGCCGGCCTGGAAGCGTTTCTTGTGTCGGCGGATCGCCTCCGGGTCTACGCCTAGACGGGCGGCCACCAAGTCACTCTCCACGTCGAAATAGAGCTGCCAGAAGAACTTTTCGCAGCAGTATCCGAGACCTTCGGTGATGAGATACTCGACGCTGTTAGGACGAGGCGTAGTCATATGATAGTCTCGGGGGAGATGCCCACAGAAATATCGGGCGCCTTAGGGGCGGGCTTCGCGGCTTGCAGCACCATGCCCGAGGGCGTAGAAATAAGGCGGACCTGGCCCGAATTCACCGCTCCGCTGAGTATTCCCTCGAAGTCGCGAAAGTCCGGGAAGTAGATATGAATCATCCGGTAGGCTTCGTCGTAAGGGATCGTGCCCTTGCGCTTCACGAAGTCGATGAAGCGCTCCGCCTGCATGGAATCCTCGGACCGGCCGATGCGAGAGAAGACTCGATGCATGTCGGACTCAAGGTCCTCAAGCATGTGATTGGCGAGCTCGAGGTCCGCTTGAGTAATCGTCAAGGAGTCGCCGCGAGAGGCGCTCAGTACCATCGCAACCTTGTGCAGATGCGTCTGCTTCCGGGCGGCGTAACCCTCAAGCATCTGATCGTCCATGCGGGACGCGGCGTCTTTCCAAAAGCGCTCGTACCATGCGCGGCCCCAGATGCGAGCAGACTCATCAATTGTGAAGCGGCCGCAGAGCATAGCGATCTGCTCGAGGTCTTCGATCAGGCGTAAGCGGAGTTCCTTGTCCCCCTTTCCCACCATCTCGTCGACATAGGCTATGTATTTGTCCTTCGTGTCTCCGTAGACAAAGATGCAGCGGGAACTCAAGCCGCCGCCGATCATTGCTTGGGGCATGTTGTCAGCGATCCAGTGGGGCGTCGTGCCCGCTTGGAGGTTAATCCAGGGCGCCTCGATGATGTCGTTCCCTGACATCTTCGTGATCTTCTCGTAGGTCTTCTTCCCGTCCCAGAGCTCGATGAGCAGGTTAATCATGTCCTTGTCTTGGAGGTTGAGCAAGGAACCGAGCTCGCTCGCGACTAGAGTCAGTGGCGACATGGGGTGCCACTCGGACTCGAACTCGAACGCCTCGCTCGCGGCGGCGAAGGCGGAGACAAGTGCCTGCCAGGTGATGGCGTTGGGGCCGAACTTGATCCCAGGGACTTGACGGAGAAGGTCCGTACTGATGTCGATAGTGGTGGACTTCGCGATGATCCCTGGCGGTCCTACGAAAACAATGTAGAATGAAGGATACCATTGAAACCGTTTCATATCTATCCACACGCGGCGTCGAAGACAGCCGGCGACTGTGCCGACAGCACTCCAGAAGTGCATTCGACGAGGGGCCTCCGTCACGGAAGCGTAGTCGAGATACGCGGGAATCCAGTCGGGGAAGTGACGGGTCACTTCGCGTCCCCCCAGCTCACGTCACTTGTCTTGATTCCAGTAGGAATGATTAGCGGGTCGTCGTAGGGGATAAGAATTCGAGAACACTCTTGCATCTTGGGCACAAGAAAGTCTCTACGGTGGGTAGGGAATTGGCCCGCCAAGCTATCGTGCACTTGTAACAGTACTTGTACTTCGGGAAGTTTCTCGTAGAAATTAAGCCATGCTCGATTGATGACAATTCCGACGGTGCTTTGCGGAATCCACGCGACTGCCGCGGGTAAGAGTTGTTCATCAATACGGTCGAAGATGTACCAGCGATACCCGAATTTATTCTCGATGAAGCGATACTTTGTGACCTGGCGCGTGACGCGCTCGTGCCAAGCGAGGATGCCGGGATGCGCGGAGAACCAGCGTTTTTGAGCCGAGTCGATTTCATGGACAGTCCTTCCAGTGTGAGCAGCGACAGTTTTAGCCTTGCCGAGATAGTTCGTTGCGTGACAAAACACCTTTGCAAACTCACGCTTATGCTTGCGCGGGCCTCGATGGTCAGGATAGCGAGGGTGCGTCTCAACGAGTTCTTCGAGCGGAGGCGGCTCGTGATTGTCGATACCATAAGTATTAAGTAAATGAATATCTGCCCCCATGCGAAGCGCAGCCTTTAACATCGGGTCGTCGGACTCCCAGACTACGACTTGGAGATCGGCTCTATCCAAGTCCATGTCGAAAAAGGTGAATCCGGGATCGGGACCGTACATACTACGGATGTTAGGCAGAGTAAAGTCCATGCTTCCTCGAGCCGCCGCTTTTCCGCTGGACTTAGACTTCTCTGAAGGGATTGTCTGCAGATTGCCTCCAGACCCGAAAGGGTTTTTGGATGAACTGAGACGATAGGAATAGGGCGCTGACTTGACTCCATCTCGTTCTGCATCTTTGTCTCCTGCGTCACCAGCTATATTAAAGGAACAGCGCATCCGACCGTCGTCGTCGACTGCCATCATTACGAAGTCGCCGAGGAACTTGTTGAGGGTACGAATGTCTGCGATTGCGTTACAGATAGGCTTGAGCAGCGGCTCACGGTTAGCGATGAGAGTAAGGGCTTCGTCGTCACAAGTCGGGTTCATCGTCACTCTGCCGCCGATCATTACACGCTTGAGCACAGGCTTTTGCGCAAGGTCGTCGTAGAACAGTGCTTGCATTTGCTTCGACGAGCGCGGATTGATCGAGTGACCGAGGACATTGAAAAGGAAGGCTTCACGGTGGCTGAGCTCCTCCTGAATGTCAAGGGCCATCTGGGCCTTAATCTCTGGACGAATACGGACGCCCTTGATCATCGCCTTGAGCACGGGCATGAAGAGACGTTGCTGCCATTCATCGACCTTAGCTAGACCCATCGCGGCCGCCGAGGCAGTGAGCACCTCGCCGGCCTCGCGGGTGTAGATGCAGTCCTGGAGATTATACACCCAGCGCTGTTCCTCGGGTACGTCAGACGCAATCTTCCCTTCGTCTTTCCAGTAGACGTACCAGTCACAGTACATCGAGGCGATGAAAGCGAGGCCTTTGGGCAAGGCGGCGAACAGGGAATGCTGCGTGATCATCGTGTCCTGGCCGCCGCGAGGGATGAAGTGCCAGTGGCGAAATACGTACTGCGCGTCGTAGAGTCCGTTCTGCCAGCGGACACGGACATGCTCGTGAGTGAGGAGGCGGTAGAGCAGGAATACGATTTCCGCTTCCTCATCCGACGACCAGTAGCCGGCGGCCTTCCCGCGCGCCATCAGCGGAATACATATAGCCTCAGTCCGTGACCAACTGAGTCCGATACAGTCAATATGCCCGCCGCGAGTCTCGATATCGAAGTCGAGCCAGAGTTCGCTGGAACGATCCGCTTGAACCCGCAGATCGTGGAGGGTCTTGACGGCCTGATCGAAGGATGGACGAACAAGGAATTGCCACTCGGGACGATTGTCATAGACTCGACTGACCATGTGACGCTTAGCCCGGCGAAGGTCGTTGAGGATCACGCCACGAAGGTCGAATTGCTTGAATACCTGCGACGCAGGATAAGTGGGGATGACCTTGGGACGCTCGAGCTCAGTCTGCTCGGCAAAGCAAGGGTCCATGCGAAGGAGACTGCCACGCCATTTCGCCACGGACCAGTGTCCCGTCAGTGCCCACATCGCGAGGTTGCCGAGAGCGATGATGAGGTTCGGCTGGACCATTTCGATCTCAGTGAGGAGTTCCTTATATCCCTCAGCGACAGCAGGGATTACGTACTGGCCATTGAGCAGAACGTGCGCTGCTGTTATGTCCTTCTTCTTCGTTGCGACGAGAGCGCTGAGCATCCCGCCGGGAGGGACTGACTTGCAGACGTAGGTGCAGTAGGCCTCTGAGCGCATGATCCCGGCTTCATGGAGGAGGCGGTTGAGCTCGGGACCGGAGCTGCCGCCGAAAGGGGAGTGACTGCGGGCGTCGGATTCGCTGGGCGCCTCGCCGACGATCATCAAGCGTGAAGGTATTGGGCCCTCGCCTCGGACCTTCACGTTCAGTCTTCCTTTAGTACTGCGCGAGGGGCGACCTGTCCGTCCGCCTTATAACAGTGGCTCTGTCGCAATTTCTGCGTATAAGCTGCCTTGAAAAAGGCTACACGCCCTGCCAAAAAACCGTCTTCGTAACTAAACGCTGTGCGAATAAAGAGCGTCGCGTCCTGGTCTTGCAGGTCGCTGCAACTAACTGCATCACGCAATGCAACTGCGATTTGTTCGCAGCAAATATCTTCAGGGCCCTTCAGCGCCAGCGTAACGAAACTCACGCGGTAGTTCTGTTCCAGCTTCTCGTCCATCAGAACTATTTCGTAAGGAAAATTCAGGTACGCCCGCTTCGCGCCTTCGAGAACGAGGAAGGTACATTCAATCCAGGCGTTTAGTTGCTTGGCCGTTCTAGGAAGTTTGAGCATGATTATAGTCCCATCGCGAGGTCAAGTTCTCCTTGAGCTTTCAGCGTTTGTATTCGCTGGATGCAGATGCCGTAACTGGCAGGGTCGCGCTCGAGGCCAGTCGCCCGCACTCGCAACGCATGGGCCGCCGCGAAGATTGGGCCGCTGCCGGCGAAAGGATCGAGGACGGACTGACCAGGGAGGACGGAGCGACTGAGCAACTCTTGGTACAACGCCACAGGCTTCTGCGCTGCATGGCCAAGGTTCTGGTCCGGCGGGAAGTCGAGCACATCACCCCCCATCTTGAGGATTGGACGCTTGCCCTTGACTGCGTAGAGGATCGTCTCGTACTTCCGCTGCGGTCCTTGCTCTGGCCAGGGTGCGCGCATACCGGCCTTCTTGTACCAGATCAGCGGGGTGCGGAATACTGACCAGCCGGCGGCTGCGAAGCGTGCCTTCGTGTCCGCGAACTTGTCTATGTCGCAGAACCAGTAGAGGTGGGCTTGAGGGGCTGCGACACGGAAGAGCTCAGTCTCGCACACACGGAGAATGGACTCGTATAGTTCTGGCGTATCCTCGTAACCGTGAGCACCCGCAGCAAGGCCGCCCGAGTCTCCGAATTCGTCTGCGCCCATACCGTAGGGCGGGTCAGTCAGAATCACATCGAAGCGTTCGGAGGGGGCGGCGACGAGCCATGCAAGCGAATCCTCGTTCAGCGCCGTGTGCATATCCGCGGTAAAGGTCCGGCCGACTTGCTCGCCTAGCTCTCGGTGTTTCGTCGCGGCTTCCTGCTTGCGGAGAATCTTAAACGCCTCGTCCACGGACTTCGCGGCCTTGACTTCCGGATTATCCAGGTGCTTCGCGACGATCATCTCCCGCCGAGTGTTTTCCTGATGAATACCCTCACTCGATCCACGAACCTCGAGAGCGATGTCGGCGACAGTAGGGGCTACGGCGCCGCGCAGAGCTGCCTGTTTGCCGCGGAGCGCAGCGATACGAGCACACGCTGAGGCACGCTCCTGCCACGTGAGGTTTTCACGATGAAGATTCTCCTCGAGTTCCGCCTCTTCCGCGGCAATCGGGTCCAGGTCGGTGAATAGGGTGTAAGGGATCATGCCGAGAGGGACTTCGTCTCCATCATGACGAATGCGCTGGCCGAGGTCCGCTAGGTCCGTGATGGCGCGGAGGCGACGCTCGCCGGCGACGAGGACGTAGTTGTCGCCTTCGATGCGAAGGACGATAGGATGGAGCAAGCCTCGCGTAGCGATGCCGTCGGAGAATTCCTGCATCTTGTCGACGGGAAAGGCACGGCGCTGGCGATCGGGGCTAACGACGACGGAGGATAGGCTTATGTACTTTTTCATTCTTGCGCCCCATATATCTGTACTTGTTGTGACAGTCCGTCGGCCAGTAGCCAAGTACCAGTGTCCGCTTCAACGACATAAAGGTCCTCGCACTCAGCAGCTTCTTTGGCGAGCTCTGTATCGTCAGTGCCTTTGACGGCGCCGTCGTACAGATCTGTAATGTAATACTTGAATTTCATCTCAGGACTCCTAACAGCAAGCAAGAAAATCCCCTACGGGCTAGTTACTCCCGTAGGGATGAGACTACGCGATAATCAGCCCGGCAGCACCGCGCCGACGCGCTCCTGGATCGCTTCCTGGTACAGTTCGTGATTGATTTTCACCTTCACCACGCGACCCGTCAGCATGCGCCAAGCGAAGGGCTCGCCCGGTTTGTTCAGGTCACACGCGTCGCGGTAAGCGCGCTGCTGACGATTCTTCCCCGGCGCGTTGTCGATGCCACCCTGGGGAGTGAGGTCGAGGAAGGCCCGGTCAGTGAGGGTGAGCTCCGGCGGCAAACCGAGGCCCTGGACAGCCGCGGGGATCTGAATCCGCAGCGGCACCAGCATGGAAACCCAGGGCTGGCCGACGCGATCGCCCTTGCCGATGGTGCCGGCGTCGGTCTTGATCTCGCCGATGACTGCCGTGTAGAGACCGTTCTCGTCGTCAGGGTTCTCGGTGGGGAGAGGCGGCCGCTTCTCGTTGACTTCGGTCTGCTGTGCGTCGAGGAAAACATTGGGATCGAAAGCTGACATTTGATGCTCCTTGGTAGTTGAGATAGATTGAGCGGAGAGTGCCGCTCGGTCACTTGATGCTCAGAACGGAATGTCGTCGTCCATTAGATCTTGGAGCGGCGACTTCAGTTTTCCGCGTGGGTTATGGTCTGATAAATCGCGCGGGAAAATATTGACCCAGCCAGACCAACCGGCTGAATCGAGGGGAAGGCAGTCGAGCTTGATCGAGATACGATCGCCGTCCTTGAAAGCGCTGCCGATGCGTGGATACATTGCTTTCTCTCGGGAGCCCTGCGGAGGACAGTGCGCGCATACGTCGCCGAAGAATTCTTTGCTCATAGGTACTGTGTCTCCTTCCTGACGAGCTTGACTTGGATTTCGTCGAGAGATAGTGCGGCTATCGGAGCATTGTTAGGGATAGGTTCCAGTTGCGGAAAGCCTCCCTTACGATACACAAGCGCTTCCTTGACGTAGTTAATCCCGTCCGCTGCGTGGACGCCGACTGGCAGGCGCATCGTCACGAGCACAGCGATGGTGGTGGTCTGGCGGCTGCTCATGCCTTCACCCCCGCACGCTTGGCCCACACGTCGAAGATCTGCGTGAAGTTCGGATCAATCTTGCTGCGATAGCCGAGCGACCGGGTCTTCGTATCGACACCGTAGGCCGCCGTGTCCCAGAAGAACTTATCCCCGTCCCTGGTCGCGTAGATCACGTCACTGAACAGCGTCGGTATCTCCGTCGCGAGAGCCTTCCCGATCGCCTTGATCATGATCTTCGCGCTCTGCGTCACCGCGTCGATCTCTCGGTCTACGTGAGCAGTCATGACGAAGGGGCATTCCATTCCCTGCGTACAGAGACGGAGAAAGTTCATCAGATTGTTCTGCGCCACACCGTAGTCGCCAGGGCTGGCCATCGGGCGGCTGCCGATCTGCATCTTCATAGCGGCGTTGCCGGTCTCCGTGAGTGAGTCCATGACGAAGATGCGGCGATCTTTCAGTGTCCAGGAGTCAATGGCCCCAAGCGCACGGCCCGTCCGATCGTCCACGAAGTTTGCGCAGGAGCCGAGGATCTTGAAGAAGGCGTTGTTGTCCCCGCCGCGATTACTGTCGATGGACTTGGCGAGAGCCTCGTAGCTGAGCTTGCCGACGGAATCCGCTGTTTGCATCAGGGCTTTGAGCGACAACGGCTTCGTCGTCTGCTGGTGCCAGAAGAGGTTCGGCGGCGGCTCAGCCCCCTTGTCGCGGAAGTAGCCGAGAAGGGTCTCCGCGCTGTTCTCGGTGAAGAGAACCGCGACTTCGTAGCCGTTGGCGCTGGCCCAGTCAACGAGGGTGCCGAGGCAGTAGGTCTTCCCTACGCCGCCGAGGCCCATGATGACGACCTTTGGGCCGATCAGGCCGCGAGTGTCTGCGACAGTGTCAGGGGTGATTGGCACAGCAATTTTTTCCAGGACTGCATTCATCTGTATCGCTCCATCAGTGCGAGAAATTCTCGCGTTAGTAATTCAAGGGAAACGTGATCAAGGTCCTTACCTACAAGGAACTGCCCGTCGCCGTGCTCGACACAGCGGCGCCGCTCGACTGTCCAGGCCCCATGAACTCTTGGAGCGTAATCAAACTCCGGCTGGATAATCTCTCGCCCCCACAGATCTCCGCAAACAGGGCAGAAATAGGCGGTGCGAGGCCAGTAAGCGGAGAAGGATTCGCCGGCGCTGGACGCGCCGCAGCAGTACATCCGGCGGCTGCCGACGTAGGCGTCGCGTTCGAAGTACTGGACAGTCGCGAGTCCATCAGTCGCCACGAGCCAGCAACCGTTCGTCGTTGAGGGCGTCGGCACGATCAGCTTCGTAGTCCTCACGAGTCGGCCCGTAAAGGTTGAGTTCTCCGCTGCCCTTGCAGACGGAGCAGAGCGTTCCGTCGTGTAGTCCTTCCCCGGAGCCGGAGCACTGGCTGCAGATAGCCGAGTCCTCGACGAGGTCTGGAACGTAGAACCTGGATGACCAGCGGTTCATAAGACTCCTTTCAATATCCCGAACTGGATAGCGTTGAATAGATCAACTCGATCCTGTTTTACGAGAAGATTAAAACGCGTCGCTAGAGCCGTCGCTACGCAGGATCGGTTGTAAAGATCTGGATCGTCCGTGACGGAAACATTCCAGATGCCCTTGCGATACGACACAAAAGCACTGTAATCTTTTCCGCCTTCGATGGGCATGAAGCCGGATTCCAGGAGTAGTATATCCACGTCCTCCCGTTCCGGAACATACACAAACCAGTCCTCGTCCGTGTCCATAACAGGAGGATTGCAGATCACGCGACTGCCCGTTGGAATACGCTGCTGCCCCGGAATAGCGTCCAGGCATAGGAACAGTTCCGCAAGGTCTCGAGGTTGCGTGTTGTAGCAATCCGGAAACAGTTCGTCTTTGGGCGAGTTGCTGCAAAGCAGATCTTCTAGGTTCATGCTCCCTCCTCCAACAGAGTCTCCGTCCTGGCCACCGGGTCCCAGCGACGGCGCTCGAATTGCTGCCGGAGCAGCGCTTGCGGATCGCGCATCTGACAGATGCTACGGAACTGGCAACCGCCATACTCCGCGCAAGCATGGTCGAGGTTGTAATCGTAGTAGCCTTCTTGCCACGCCGCGATCATGCGCTTGACATCGCGGAGTAGCTGCTCGTACCAGCGATCAATCTGCCAAGCGGGACGGTAAGTGATCGCTTGAAGCGTATCGTACTTCGTCTTGAGGATAGACACCCCGCGGACCAGGAACCCGTCGAGCTTGATCCCGGCCCGGCCTGCGCCCCAGACGTAGCCGGTGAACTGGCTGCGCAGGTCCCACTGTCGCGGCCACGAGGCGCCGAGTTGGCTCGCCGTCTTGTCGTCCTCGCCGAGATTCATGTTTTCATAGCTGCACATCATGTCCATGCGGCCGGAGTAGAGCAGGGGATCACCAGTCTCCGGATGGGCGAGATCAATCGGCTCGAGGAAGTTGAACTCGATGCCGGACTTCCCTCCGGGGAGACTGAGCGGTATCGCCTGATCCTCCCCGAGGCGGTAGTGGGAGAAGTAGAACTCCAATGCACCCGCCATACGCGACGCGGACTTTGGTGAGTCCTCCGGGCATTCGAAGTTGCCGTAATGGGTGAGCAGCGCTTGGATACCGAGAGCGATTGAGTCCTCGGCGGAGTGGCCGTTGAGGTAGTAGGCGACACGCGCCGCTTCCATGCCGGATGCGTAAGCTGCCCCTGCGTGAAGATGGACGCTGGGCGTCTGCGGTTTCCAGTGTTGAATGAACTCGAGCTCGGCCTTGCGGGGGCAGGAACGAAACGCCGCCATGATGGTACTGTCGAGGACAGTCGGGAATGGAGGGCGGGTCATGGCGCGAGTACCTGAGGCTGAAGGTCCACGAGCTGCAGCCCGTACTTCTCGACCTGCCCGGCGAAACTCTCCTCGCCGTAGACGAACGCGAACTTGCCGCCGGTGACTTGATCGACGTGTCGACGGCCTTGCTCGTAGTCCTCACAGAAGACCTCCGAGTAGCAATTGGCGAGATTTCCGCCGCAGCCATAGGTGACGTAGATTTTCATGGCGCCTTCCCCGAGCGATCCTCAAGGGCCAACAGCTCCTGGATCTGCCCGTCGATCTCCGTCATCTCCGTGGTTGCGTCGGCCATGACCTGGGTCTTCTTCGCCCGGAGTAGAGCGGCGAACTGTTCTTTCAGCGCCCGGTCGTTCGGCGACTGGAAGGGAATCTCGCGGGTTTCCAGTAAGACGTAACCAGACGTGGTCATGTCATAACTGAAGACGTAGTAATTCCACTTCTTCTCCCAACGATCCCATTGAGCATGGATGCAAGCTTTTACAATCATTTCATTCTCCTAACTCGCTCGGTTGAGCAGACCGGCGGCTGTAAGGGAAGTCGTCCCTTGGCGGGGTGATTCTAGAGACCTTCGAGATCGCTCAGCATATCGTCAGCGCTCGGAATCGCCGCGATCGCCTTCTTCCGTTTCGTCGCGGCCGCAGAGGAGGCGGCATTGACTCGTCCCGCGCGAAGGTAGATGACCGCCTCTTTCATCTCTTCGAGGGTCAGCGTCTTCTCCGCGGCCTTCAGTCGCCAGGCGGCGATCTTGGATTGGAGTTCGTAGGGGACTGGGTCAGCCATTGGAGGCCTCCATGAGTTTGTATTTCAGGGCCAGGATGGCCTCCGTGGTCCCGCTGACGCGGAATGTGTCCGCAGGTACGCCTTCGAGGAATGGCGCGAGATCGAGGGACTTGCCGTCGAAGCGTTCCCTGATCAACTCGACCAGGAATCGCTGATACGCGCCGAAGGGGACGCGCTGCTCGAGCTCGGAGTAGAGATGTGCGCTGAGTCGCGTATGCACGTCGAGAGGGAGGGCGACGTTGAGTTGGACTGACGGGATGGGGTTAGGCCGGCGGCTCATGCTTGTGCCTTGAAAATAGGCATAGGGGCAGAATACAGATAAATGTAATTCCACTGTTTCTGTTGAGTGCGCATTTCAGGCGTTACTTGGTCTTTTGTAACTTGAAAGGCAGCCATTGCTGTCGCAAGATGCGGATCTTCGCCTCGAGCAAGTGCCTCTTTGATGATAGCTTCTCTACTCATGTTCATACTCCTCGTAGTCAATCCATTCCCCTTCATCCTCAAGCTCGATCTCGTAATCCGCGATGCCAAGCCGGGAGACGAGAACATTCGTGACCTCTTCCTCGTGCTCGCCCTCGAGATCAAGCTCCGTCCAATCATCTCGGAAGGGTGGACGGACGCGGAGGCGGATCATGCCAGTGCCTCGCGAAGATTGACCTTGCTATGATGTGCCAGCACGGAAAGGATATTCGTCTCCGCGGGAAGGAGCAGGAATTGCTCCGGCGACCCGAAGTGAGTGTCTTCCGCCAGCTCGACGCGAAGTATCCCGGCGCCTTGGAGATGGACACGGAGGGCCGCGATGGCGTTGACCTCGGGAGCACTCAGGCACACGCCGAGAACGAGCTCACGGACGCTCAGCGAAGAATCCTGATGCGTGTCCTTCCCTGGTCCTGCCCAGCCCCATTCGCCGGAGACCTCCTCGATTGCGGAGACGCTGATGGGAGACTCCTCGCGAACGAGCCGCCGGCAATCCGGGACTGAGACGTGGACGTATTCGCTGAAATTTCCGAGCAATGTTTTCGTCTCGCGATGGACCAAGGCGACTCCACGTGTCCGTGTCCAGTTGGCTGGATCAGCATACAGTGCCTGGGGTCGCGGTTTCTCGGGGTTGATGGCCTTGCGTTCCTGCTTGCGTTTCGCTGCGGCGGCCTCCACGCGAACGTGGGCACGAGCCTCGCTGAATAGCTCGTCGAGGGAGAGGAGATCGTCGGTCATGGCGCCTCCCAATAGACCGTTGGCGACTGAACGAAATCACTGGCCTCATACCGCCCCGGCCTGTCCGTTGCGAACTCGACGCCGTAGGACTCTCCGCCCCAGTGATTGATGTACTTGATAATCCGCCGCGGCTGATCCTCCGCGAACTCTCCCGCGATGATGCGGTCAGCGATAGCTTTATCTACTGTTGCCATGTGAGCCTCCAAGTAAGGTGCTACTAACTATGCGTGGGTTATGGAATCATAATCCGCGCCCGATTCAACATCCATTAGACCGGAACTTGTTACATTAGTTCCCGAGGGTTTGACGTTTACTCACTTTGACGGAATGTTTTACGTCATGAGACCTATCGTCCGTTGGCTTCACCGGCTTGGGTGCTGCGGCTAGCATGGTGGCAAAGCCTTGTAGCTCGTCTACGATAGGAAATCTCGTAGGCTTTTCTCCTGCGATTATGTCAGCAGCTTCTTGTAGAATTTCCGGTAGCTCTTGCTGCCAGCCAGCAGGAACAGGCGCAGGATGGGTGTAGAGGGCTTCGATGTTCATTAGCTTAGGTTTGCTTGGGTAAGTATGTGTGTAGCAATAACCGTCTTGATCTCTGGATGTTTTCCATGTCCAACGCCAAGCCACCGGCTCTGCCTTCTCAGCCTGCTCGATGGCAGCGCGAAGGTTTTGAATCACTACTGCATCAAGATGCAGAGCGCGTACTCCCGGAGGTTCGGCTGCAAGGCTTTCAAGGCACTCAAGCGCCTGCTTCATGGCGGCGATAGTCATTTCTCCGTTCCTTTCTGCGGCGCAGCGCCGCTTACCTACACGTTCGGCGTCTTGAATGGCATCCAGTGCGTCACTTGTTGCACACAAGAACCGTTTCCCCCATCGCTCGAGCAAAATCCGCCCGACCACCCCTTGTGGGCTATTGCGCGTTCCACCGACCCGCGTTCGGTAAGCACAATGCAATCCTGCTTTTGTCTCGGCTTCTTTACGGTAATGTCAATCCAATCCATCACTTCCTCCTCTCAAAAGTCGGCTCCGGCAACACGCCGAACCCATCATTCCACCGGACCTGCGCAAAAAGCCGCGCAAGGCCGGTGAATTCAGACGTTGGCCGTCACTACGCCGCCACCGGGA